TCTCGTTCTAGGGACGATTCCAAAGAAAGACGATAATAATCAACGTGCTACAGAGAACTATCCCCATAATAAGATCTATCAAACCGAACAGGGACACTTCAAAGAGTATGATGACACACCTGAGAACACACGCATTAGAGAACAACATGCTTCTGGCACATACACCGAAATGGAACACAACGGAGGTATGCGAACAGAGGTCCAGAAAGACCAGTATATACGCGTTAAGGGTGATGCAGAGATCGAAGTAGGTTCCAAAGATGGAGGGAACCGCGCAAACGTTACTATAAGAGGTGACTGCAATATTACAGTGACAGGAGACGCGAAGATCTCAGCGAAGAACGTTTCAGTAACAGGCACAGACACCGTGACGGTACGCGGCGGTAATGGAGTTCGTCTGGGATGACATCCATTACGATACCTCTGCCGTGTCCTGAAGGGGGACTACCGACCAAGGCAGATCTCACTAACATGTTCAATCAGATCACAGCGATTCCCAGCGACATCGAAGCGAAACTGGTTGAATTCAAACAGCAGGTCGCTAAGGACGCTGAGGACACACTAGACCGTATCCGTAACTTGGAAGAAGAGATTGCGGTGAAGTCCGGTGAGGAACGTGCTAGACTGGAAGCAGACCTAGAAGCACTGAAGAATGGAGAAGACCCATTAGGTATTGTATCAGAGTTTGAAGATAAGATCAAGGAAATTGAAGATACTATTGATAATGTCGCGACACTCTTTGAACCGTATTGGGAGAAGGGTAGGACAGTCCGTCAGTTAGAGAAGGAAGCAGAGGACGCATTCACAGAACTTGTGCAGGAGTTTCATATCTTTATTCCTGTCAAGATGATGGAGATGATCAGTAAGATTATTCCTGTAGAGTTTGCGGTTCCTATTATGGGATTGTCTATTGATGTATTGCGACTGATCAGTGAGCCATCTTATCAGGAAGAACTCAAGGCACAGATCTCTGGGTGGACAGAAGAGTATACCACAAAACTAGAGACATTGCAAGAAGATTTTGAATCAGGGAAACTCGAACAGGATGCGTATGACTCTGCATTAGGTATGTTAGAGGATGAGAAAGCGAAAGTGCTTGATGCCTTCTATATGCTTGTTCCCGAACAGTATAGACTACACGATGGAGAGTTCGGTGTCAAGTGTGAAGAGTGGAAGGCAAAACTCACATGGTCTTATATTAAAAACGAGATCATGGAATGGTGCACGATGTCACTGTTCAAACTGTTCGATAAACTGATCGGTAAGTTCAAAGAGATATGGGACGCATTAGGTCTGCCCAACTTACCTATTCCATTGTCTTTTGATATGGCAGAATGGGTTCGCGCAGTCATAGACATGGTCGTAGAAAAGTATACAGAAGAACAGAACCGCATACTCGGCGACCTAGAGAAACTACAGAACCTTGACGTAGAACAGGAACTCGCAGACTTAGAACAGGATGTTGAGGATAATATAACACAGTTAGAGGCAGATGTCAAGAACTTTGATGCACAAACTGAGTTAGAGAACGAATTAAACCAGATAGGTCTTGACATGATCGATGAGATCCTAGAGACCAGTATACCATTACCCGCACCTTTTGACATCACTCTCGTAGAAGTATTCGGTGGTGAGATAGAAGGAAAGGTCACGTGTCTGGAAGAACGTATTAATCAGATCGTCACTGCGGCACGTGACTGGAAAATAATCTCCATGAAGGAACTGTTCAATATCTGGTTACGTAAGATCAAGAAGTTTCTGTCTGCGATCGGTCTGGGAAAGCTGTTATCGTTCTTAGACTTTACGCTGTGTGATGTCATGGAGCTGATCGGACTACCGCTGGAGATAGAGATACCCTTACCAGACCTGTCCGTTATAGGAGTGGAGCCCCCCCTACTTATAGCAGTTGAACGGGTCCCCCACAGAGCAGGGGGTTTAGCTCTCCCCAGCCTCGATGACATTCAAGCCCCCGATACAGAAAACATGACCGAAGAAGAATTCCAAGAATTTATCGACGGTCTGGTATAAATAGAACAAAACACATTTCAGAGATTCTACTATGGCGACCACAGTATTCTCATTAGAAGACAAGGACATCACCAAACGTCCCATTACAAGTTCAAGTCCAGCGGAGAACTCCGACTTAGACCTGTCCTTTAGTATCTCTCCAAAAGGAAACCTCTATAAGAAAACTTCGGTTGCGTCTGTTAAACAGTCTATACGTAAACTGTTGTTAACTAATCGCGGTGACATTCCGTTTCAACCATTGTTAGGCGCGGACCTGAATCGTCTTCTCTTTGAACTATCTACAGATCTGGATGAAGACGACATAGAGACAATTGTTGCTGAGACGATACGCAGATACGAACCACGCGTGGGTATGACGAAAGTCAAAGCGAATTTGGATAGTGATAATAATGCGTTAAGGATATACATTGTGTTTCAGATAATTGAGAATTTAAAAGTAGAGACGATGGAAGTGTCCATCTCAAGGATACGATAATGGCAGTGAAAACTACAGACCTAGACTTCTTAGAAATCAGACAGAGTCTAAAACAACACTTTAAGAAGTATGACGAATACAAGGACTACAACTTTGAAGGTTCTGGTCTGTCGAGTATTATGGATGTGCTTGCGTATAATACTCATGTGAATGGTCTTATCGCGAACATGGCGATCAATGAGTCGTTCCTTAGTTCGTCACAATTACGTTCCAGTGCGGTCAGTCATGCAGAGACTTTGGGTTACACACCGAAGAGTAATACAGCATCGACCGCATACCTAGATCTCAGACTCACCACGGATACGAGTTCTGTTTCTCCAAAAAGCGTAGCGGGTGCCCCCAAAAAAATCAGCAAAGGACATGCAGTCTTCGCAGAAGTGGGAGATACCGCATACCGATTCGTAACAACAGATGATACATCGGTAGTCGGTAATGTATCCTCAGACGGGACAATCACCTACGACTGGACGGGCGTCGAAGTCAAGGAAGGAACTTATCGCGAAAAAACCTTTTTAGTGTCATCCGAAAAAGATGCGGTATACGTCATACCAGACACCAACGTAGATGTGTCTACAATGATCGTCACGGTCTCTGAGAACCCTACCACTATGGAGACAGTATCATATTCTAACATTCTGTCAGTCCCTTCTATTACTCCAGATTCGCGTGTCTATATGATTAAAGAAATCTCGAACGGATACTACGAGATGTTCTTCTCTGACGGTAATGTATTAGGAGAAGGGCCTGGGGTCGGTTCGGTTATTCGAGTTTCTTATTTACAGACATTGGGCGAAAAACCAAATGGTGCGATTAACTTCAATGCGGATCGTCTGGACGGATTGCGTATCGAAGTAACTAATACTACAGAAGCGGGTGGAGGCTCTGATAAGGAATCCCTTAGTTCTATTAAACTCAACGCACCAAGAGCGTTTGCATCACAACAACGTTTAGTGACTGCCGAAGATTACGCAGCGATGATACAGTCAAACTATGGAAATGATATCCAAAATGTTATCGCATGGGGTGGAGCAGATAATCAACCACCAGAATATGGTAAGGTATTTGTCAGCCTTGATTTTTATGAGGGGGTCCCATATCAGCGACAAAACATTGTAAAGGAATCCATTATATCAGATTTGACTTCGCACCTTTCTATTATGTCAATAGATACAGAGTTTGTCAATCCAAAGAAAACTTACTTAGAAATCAATACCGTCTTTCAGTTAGACGCAGTTTCTAAGATTGATACACCAGAAGGACAATCTAGCACAGTCATGCAGTTTATTGTAGACTATGTAAAAGAGAACCTTGGAACCTTTGGAACAGTATTCCGCCGTTCAAATCTATTGAGTGATATTGATTCTATCCATCCTAGTATACTCAACTCACGAATGGAAGTCAAGGGTCAACAACGAATTACTGTAATCGAACCAAGGGCATTAAGTCATGTGATAGATTACCCATTCGCGTTAGCATCTCCGGACAAGGACGTTAATACTGTAACAACATCTCCTTTCTTATGGCAAGGAAAAAATGTCATTATTAAAAATGAATTAGGGTCCCATAAATTACAGATCTTTAACCTTGATGGTGAACTAGAGTTCAGTAACATCGGTTACTATGACGAAGCAAAGGGACAGGTTTTAATAAATGCATTGGAAGTGCAAACAAATCTACTTCCAGTAGAGATCAAGATCTCAGTGGTTCCTGCCAATTCGTCGACGATCAGACCATTACGCAACTATATTATAGAACTTGATGAGGGCTTATCTACATCTCGTGCAATCATTGATGAAGGGACGATTAAGGTCACATTATAATGGCAATACAAACGGACGACCGTCGAACTCATATCGGACTGCATTCCAACACAGTAAGGAATGCGGTACCTGAGTTTTTCGTTGAGCAATACCCAGAGTTTATACAGTTCCTTGAAAGGTACTACGAGTACATGGAAGGGAACGAGAGTGGTTCGTTTTCAAAACAGATACAGTCTTTATATAATGTACGCACTATTAGTAGCATAGATGGGTCCCATCTAGATTCATTACTCGCCGAACTTGCAGAGGGTGTTCAGTCAGATACATTCTACAACAATCCTCAGTTGATGGCAAGACTTCTTGCTAACTTCTATCGTGCGAAAGGTACAGAACAATCAGTTGAACAATTCTTTCGTGGGTTCTTTGGTGATACCGTAGAGATAGAATATCCGAAACGTAACATCTTTATTCTGAATGATCAGGATGGTGGGTCCCTTATTGGTCCAGAGAGTATTAAGTTTATTGTCGACGATAAGAAGTATCAGATCTTCTCTATCTTATTGAAGACCGGAATGAGTCTCATAGACTATGAAACAATCTATAAGAAGTTTGCTCATCCCGCTGGTTTCTATCTTGCAGCAGAAGTTGCATTATTGTCTCATGCTATTATAGGACTCCGTGCGGGTCTTACTACAGATCCATTAGAGACACCAAACTATCCAGTACCAGTCGGATCAGAAGTGGGTGGTATCAACCTACGTTCTACGTTTGCGTTGATGACACTGCGCGAGACGGACCCAGAAGACATCACATTTATTTTGAGCGCACTAGAGACGTTAGACCGTTACGACGATATATCCATCGAACGTCTAGCAGAAATTTACACAACCGTTGCGGACTGGGCATCGACTCGATCGTTTAGAATGAGTAACGATGAGATCCTCATGTCTGAAGACTTTGAACTACTTGATGGTGGTGCGGCGGAGACAGAGGTTACGGTCAGGTATAGAGATGCAGATGGTACCTTAGTAGATGTTGGTCCAGAGGTTTGGACTCCAGATATGATTGAACCACCACAACCGATGCCAACTCCAGATCCGGAACCAGAACCTGAGCCAGAACCAGAACCTGAGCCGGAACCAGAGCCGGGCCCTGAACCACAACCAGAACCAGAACCAGAACCAGAAGAGGATCTACCAGACAATATAGTCCACTACAGATCAGCATACCCAGAGTATTCGTGGGAGCAGTGGATACCGACACTTAGAGTTACAGTCAAGTGGAATGACGAAGTCGTCTACGATATAACAGGTCACGAAGATGGTTGGCCTACCAGACTCATTGGTCCAGATGGTCGCATCTATGAACGTGGTGATCAGGAGTCTTCTGACTATAACGGAAACATATTTGGTGTACTCCGCGTGGGTCCAACTCCGGAACCAGAACCTGAGCCTGAACCAGAACCAGAACCACAACCTGAGCCTGAACCAGAACCACAACCAGAGCCAGAACCGGAGCCAGGCCCAGAACCAGAACCAGAACCGGAGCCAGAACCAGAACCGGAGCCAGAACCAGAACCAGAACCGGAACCAGAACCGGAGCCAGAACCAGAACCAGCGGACATTCGATATTCTAAAGATGCCCCAAGATTCTACTGGTATCATGCAGACTACTATGACCCATCAAGTGATGAAGGTATGGTTTATACAGCAGTCTATTGGAATGATCAGTTAGTATTCACTGAAAATACGCCAGGGATCTTCAGAAGGTCATCTTATACTATTGGTGGTGTGACTTATACTCGTAGAGATTTAAGAGACTCTCAAGTATATGGAATACGAGACGATTTGGTTTATTGGTATGCCATCGAGAAATCTTAATAAAAATAAATAAACTATTTTAAGGGACAAACAAAAATGTCAAGAAAAATCATTAACACTGGACAGGGAGCGAACGACGGATCGGGTGATACACTTCGCACCGCCGGTGAGAAAATTAATGAGAACTTCGCTGAAATTTATAGTCTCATAACAACAGACAGCGGGATTACATTACAAGAAATTACTGACCTAGTTAATTTGTCGGTGGAAAGTTCTATTCAAGATACAGACTTTGATGAAATTGTTTCTAGCGTCGACTTGATTGGGAATATTCTAGCGCAACAAGGTATTAATACTAGTCTTATTTCTACTTTAAACACCGATGTACAAAATCTATTGTCTGGTGGCGGTCCAATCGGACCACAAGGTCCAGCAGGAACTAAGGGGCAAGACGGAACGAAAGGACCAACGGGTTGGACAGGTCCTATGGGTCCAAGAGGCACAGAAGGTCCTAAAGGTAGTCGTGGTCCAACAGGTCCAGTAGGACCAATAGGTCCAACAGGTACAGAAGGTCCTAAAGGTAGTCGTGGTCCAACAGGTCCGGTGGGTCCTATCGGACCAACAGGTACAGAGGGTCCTAAAGGTAGTCGTGGTCCAACAGGTCCAGTAGGACCAATAGGTCCAACAGGTACAGAGGGCCCGCAAGGTTCTCAAGGACCGACAGGTCCAGTAGGACCAATAGGTCCAACAGGTACAGAGGGCCCGCAAGGTTCTCAAGGACCGACAGGTCCAGTAGGACCAATAGGTCCAACGGGTACAGAAGGACCGCAGGGTTCTCAAGGACCGACAGGTCCAGTAGGACCGATAGGTCCGACAGGCACAGAAGGACCACAAGGTTCTCAGGGTCCAACAGGTCCAGTGGGTCCTATCGGACCAACAGGTACAGAGGGTCCACAAGGACCACAGGGTACAATTGGTTTACAAGGGCCAATAGGTCCAACAGGAACAGAAGGACCACAAGGTTCAGCAGGTCCAACAGGTCCACTGGGTCCTATCGGACCAACGGGTACAGAAGGACCACAAGGTTCACAGGGTCCGGTTGGTACACAAGGACCACAGGGTCCAACGGGTACAGAAGGACCACAAGGTTCAGCAGGTCCAACAGGTCCACTGGGTCCACAGGGACCAACGGGTACAGAAGGACCACAGGGTCCACAAGGTTCAGCAGGTCCAGTAGGACCACAGGGCCCGACGGGTACAGAAGGACCACAGGGGTCTCAAGGACCAACAGGTCAAACAGGACCACAGGGACCAACGGGTACAGAAGGACCAAAGGGTCCACAAGGTTCAGCAGGTCCAGTAGGACCACAGGGACCAA